TCGCGCGTCATGGTGTTCTTTGGGTGGCCGCTGATGTCCAGCCCACCGATGTAACAGATGCCGATGCTGTCGGCGTTGTGGCCTTTGACGTGCGCGCCGGTATCGCTAATCGGTCGCCCGCTTTCTAAGGTCCCGTCAAGGCGCACAACGTAATGATAGCCGATGTCCCGCCACCCGCGCGCAAGGTGCCACGCGCGTATGGTTTCGGCTGTGAAGTCCTCGCCCTCCCTGGTGGCTGAGCAGTGCAGTATTACTCTGTTTATGTCCCTCACTTACTCTTGCGTTGGATAACGTACCACTGGCCATCATGGCACAGCACGGCAATGCCGTCGTAGTCGCGGTTCATTTCGTAGTAGCTGTTGCCGTCGATGCGCACGCCGCTGTTGTACTCGTCGGTTACGATGCCAATGCGGTACGCCTTGTTTGCCCCGATCGTTTCATCACTCTTGAACCTGAACATGCGGCCCTCGCTTTCGCCTGTACGCGGCAGGTACACTACGCCGTAACCGGTGGCGGCATCGTTCCAGGTGTTCATGTATACGTACGTCTGGTCGGTGGCCTGTATCGTGTGGCTACTGCCTACGTTATGCGTCAGCAGCGTAATGCGATGGTACAGCGGGCCGATGTTCGTTGTTGGCTGCATAGCGCGACCCGCCGTGAAGTCGTCAGCGAAGCCGCCAACGCTGAGCTTGGGTTGCTGCACCTGTTGCGTCAGCGCGTTCAGCGTCATGGGCAACAGGTCGTTTTGGCCGGTGCGCACAATACCGTCGGCGCGCGGTGGATCGTCGGCGCTGGTGATGCCGCTGCTGTCCCACGCAATCTTGTAGCGCTCCACCGTCGTCTCGTCCATGTTCGCACTGAACGACAGTTCAAAAGGCACATAATAATCGCTGCCCTCCACCATCGTGTGCCACATCTCTATGCGTTTCGTGACTGTACCACGGTGAATCTTGGTGGCGTACTTCTGTCGTGCCAGCGCCTCGTTTACGCCGAGCCTATGCAACGGCAACGGGCCAGCCGTTTGGCTGCTTTTCCATTCGTCCTCAATCCTGTTTAGCGACCCGTCGAAGGCGTACAACTTGCCCTGCGCACTGTGCGCGATGTTGTCACCGAACAGCACTTCGCCTTGATCTAGTACCAGGGTGTTGTCGTCGTGCGTGGCGCGGTAGGTCAGCAGGTCGGCATTGCTGCCGTTGTCGTCAACGACCTCTACACCGAAATCAATATAAAAATCTTCGCTTGTGTAACTGCTGGTTACGTTCGTGTTGTTGTCCTCATTGATGAACTTCACCACCGCAGTCACGTCTAGGCCGTCCTCCTCGCTAGGCAGGGCGTCAGTCACAAAGCCGTAGCTGGTGTTCACATTGCACCCGTTGCTACGGTCAAAGCTTACCACGTCGATCACGTAGCGGTCGCTGCTGTCGGTCGTCCACTCCTCAGGCTGGTAATACTTCGCATCTGCGTTCAGCATTATCTCGACCTCAATGTGTACGCGCGACTCAGGCAAGCCAAACTGGAACGAAGCGTCAGGCGACACCTGAAACTCGACGTAACCCGACACGCGAAACTTGGTGCCCACTTCATACGTGCGGTCGGTGTCGGCCAGCGTAATGTTTACGCCTGTGGTCACCACAGTGTCGTCGTTGCCGCGCACTACATACATGTTGCCATTGTATCGCCTGGTACGCTCAACCGACTTGACAGGCGGCAGGTGAGTAAACGTGTGGCCCGCCAGCTTTTCGTAGTCGGTGCCGTAAATCGGCTTGTACTCGCCGCTGAACTCTAGGATGTATCCAATGGACCACGTAACGCTGTCGGCATCCTTGTCTACCTGCTTGACCAACGAGACTATCGCCTCGGCATCGCTGACGCGCTGGTGTGCGTTAATCGGCCAAAACCAAAAGACGCCCTTGCTTTGAAATACGCGCGCATTGAAGCAGGTGGCAAGGCTGCTCAGTATGTCGTACGCGCTGTAAGCTTCGGTGGTCCCGTCGCTGTTGATTGTAATGGGCACCTCGGCCAGTATCTCGGCCAGCGGGTCGGTATCGTCAGCGCTGTTGTGTAGCTCGGTGTCGTTGAGGTAGCGCAACAGCGGCTCACCGTTGGGCCATAGGCTGTATTGACGCAGGCCGCCCAGGCACCGCACGATGTGCTTGGTCACGTTCAAGCCCGCGCCGCCAACGTCGCCCAACGTCAAGCTGAAGTCGACGTCCTGCAAGTTGCCCAAGTCGTCACTAGCCGTCAGCCGCACCGCAGTCGGGAACGGCTCGTCAGCGCGCTCTATCTGTTCGGCAAGCAGTACGCCGCGCCAATAGATGTCATTCTGATTGTCTGGGTCTTCGTAGATCTCCAGCAACAGGCGCCCTTCGGGAAAGCTATACAGCAGGTCAAGCGTCTGCGTGTGCGCACTGGCGTTTTCGTACATGGTAAATTCCACCGTACTGCCAATAATGGGTTGGTGCTGCTGCTCATTGGCGCCGCTGTACTTCAACACAAAACCTTCGCTGCCAACATTGAACTCGGCTTTGTTGGCGCTGTTCCACGTCGCATTCGTGTCCCAAATGCTGATGCGGTAGACGCGCCCTTTGTCGTTCTTGAACTCAGCGTATAGTCGTTCGCCTGCCATTAGAATCCTCTTACTCGGTTGCGATCGAAGCCTGCGCGCTCACTGCTAATCAAGATGTCGCGTCCATCGAGGCGCCCGGTTACTGTGACGTTGGTGCCGCCCATCATGCTTTGCAGCTTGTCGAGCGGGGCGATTACTTCGGGGTTGGTCATGCTGGTGCCTGGTCCCTCGCCGATCATCCCAAGGACTGGCCCGGTAACGAGGCCACCTGACGCGAACTGAGGTATACCCATGCCCGCACCCATAAACGCACCGAAGCCAGCTTTGCCGCCGGTCAGCTCGGCTACGCCCGTTGCGCCACCGGTGAGGACAGCCAGCACCGCAAATGTAGCGGCCAAGGCAGCGGCCTTCTTGATGAGTCGCGTCAATACATCCATCATGTATTGCCCAAAACTTTGCGTGCTGTCCATGATTGCGCTGAATGCGCCTTCAAAGAATCCAGGCAACTGATCGCGCGCCACCTGCGCAATGGCGCTCACTTTGGTTGTCACTGTGTCGGCAAGCACTTCATAGCTGCCCTTCAGGGTATGGACCGCATTAGACTGCGCTAGGATGTCGCTGGCTGTCGTCGTTTGCAACTCCTTTGCCGTCTTCATGGCCGGCAGCATATCAACCATAATCGTTTCGGCCAGCGTCTCAGCGTTGCGCACCTCCTCGTTGGTGGGTGCCGGCAGCGCGCTGATGGTAATGCCGGTTCCATACTCCAGGTCGGCGGTGGCTTTGGTCAGCTCCCAAATGGCGTCGCTGGTGTCCTGAATTTTGTCATTGTAGCGGCCGACGTTGTTCCTGCTGATTTGCTTCTCGAACTTATCGCCCAGGCTACCGACAGCCGCCGCCGCTTCCTCAGCCGCTTTAGCTTGCTGCAGTTGTGCCAACTCGGTTTCCAAGGCCCGCTTGCGGGTGTTCATGGCAAGTATAGCCTGCTCCTTGTCCAGCTCCTTTGTGCGCAGAATAAAACTTTCGGTTTCTTCGCGCGTGGTCTTCATGCTGCTTTTTAGTGCAGCCATCGCCGTCACCAGCAACGTCACACCAGCGACGACCGCACCCAATGGGTTGGCCGCCATAACTACATTAAGCGCAAGCATGGCGGTGCGCGCCTTCATAAGTGCGCCTACCAACATCGTCATAGGACCAGCCGCAGCCGCGACCATGCCAATGGTAATAGCCACCTGCTTTTGGCGGTCGCTGAGGCTAGTAAAGCCACTGACCAGCGCTTGGATGCGTGGTATCAGAGGCCGCAGCATATCGTTCAGCAGGCGCCCAAACTCCTCGCTTAGGTCGCCCAGGGTATTCTTAAGCTGGGTGAATGGACCCATGCCCGCCTGTGCGGCGGCTTCGGCACTGCCGCCGTATTGCTTTTCCAGCTCATCCAATATGATGGTCTGAGCTTCGGCAAGCTGTCCCGATTCGGTCAGCGCCTTAATGACTTCCTTCTGATCGGCGCTGAACTGGATGCCCGCCCGCGACAGCGCGGTAAGGTTTGAGATGGGATCGTTGAGCGCCTTACCCAATTGTATGCTGGCGCTTTTCAGGTCGCCGTCCAAGCGGGTCGCCAGGTCAAGCGCGACCTTTTGCGTGCGCGCAAAGTTGTCGCCGGCGATGTTAGTGAAGGTGAGTAGCTGGGCGGTGGCGTCCTTTAGAATTACCTCATCACCGAACAGCGTCTTCGACTGCAGGTCGCTGGCCATCTGCTGCAACTGCTGGGAGGTAAAGCCTACCTGATCGCCGGTAGACTTCAAACCCGCTTCGACCTGGGCGATGGCTTTGGCTTGTGTGTCAAACGCTTTGATGGCACCAGCCGACATGAGTGCCAACGGCGCGGTGATGCCCAGGCTCATGTTGCGCCCCAGGTTGGTCACCATGCCTTGGATCTCCCCGAAGTTGCGCTTGAAGTTTCCTTTGACGCGCCGCAGGTCGCCGTTGAGTTTGGTCATGCCCTCACGGCTCAGACCAATTGTAACTTTTAGATCCTTAAGCTTTGCCATCGTTCATGCGTTTGATTGCGCTAGCTATCAACTTGTTGTTGCCTTTGCCCTTCGTACTCTTCTCCCATGGGAAGATACACAGGTCGGTAGGCTTTATGCGTGTTCCCTTCTTGCTATGTGGCTGAAGCGCAAGCGTTGCCGCCCACCGGGTGCGCTCCCATTCTTGGCGCTGCTGCATCTCCTCCCATTGGTGCATGCCCTGGGCGGCGTATACGAACTCCTCGAACGTCATGTCATAAAACACAGACGGGCTGAACCGCAATTGGCCCAGCCCGATCTGCATGCACTTATCGAATGTCAGCGCTTCGCCTCTACTTTTTTTTTGTGGTGCCGCCGCCCAGCATATCGCCAACGGCAGTACCCAACGCCTCCAAATCGGTGAAGTCGATAAGACCAAGGAAGTCGTCCAGCTCATACTTGAACGGCACGTCGGCATGCTTCGCACCCGACTGCGCCATAAAGTATACCAGCGTTCCCACCTCAACTACATCGTCGCTCAACTTGCCGATGTCGATGCCCGCTTCTTTTTTGGCGTTGGCCAGGGCGCGCATATCGCACCGCAAGGTGAACTCCTTGCCGCTAAGTGTCAGCTTCATTAAGCTACGACCTGGGTGATAGCGCCGTCAATCTCGAACGTAGCCGAGTAGCTCACGTTGTCTTCGGTGGCTGCGCTTACCTCTACACTGGTGCAGTAGGCTTGGCAGGTGTAGTTGTAGTCATCGGTTGCGTCGTCGAAACCGAACACCAAAGCCACCTCACTGCGTGCGCTCAAGGTGCTGAACAGCGTGCCGCCGGCGCCGCCCGAACCGTCGTCGTCAACGAGACCGCTGACGCTGATGCTACCAGAGCGCAGGCCCTCGGCGAGTTCGCGCCAACCGGCTGAATCTTTCGTGGTGATGTCGCGCGTTTCCATGCTGATGGAAATGCTGCCTTCGGTCTGATCGGGCAGCGCGGTGCCGCCGATGCTCAGAAGGTATACCGTGCCGTTAAGGATGGCCATTATTCTTTGTCTTTTGTGTTGTTCGCGATGATAGCATTCACAAGGAGATCGATGTACGTGAAGACACGATCGTCCTTAATGCTTGGCGTGAGGTTAACCACAACCTTGGCAAATACCAGGAAGGCCAGAAGCAACTCAGCCCAATTGTCGAGGAGAAATTCCATGACAGCAATTTACAGCGAATCACCGAACCAACCCGCCGCCTCGGCTTGCTCCTGCGTCAAAATTTCTGAGTCGCTGGGCATGAGGTATTGGAACAGCACCACCGCCGACGTGCTGATGTAGTAGGTCATGGCGTCGCGCTCCTCCTGCGTAAGCTGTGGGAACAGCGCGATGAGTGCATGCAGGTCGCGCTCAGGGTGAACGCTTATAGCTAGATCGGTGTCGCCCACGCACGCCCACTGCCCGGTAGTTGGGTGCTGGATGGTGGCCAGCAGCATCGTGGTGGTGCGCCCTGGTTCGTGGAGGTGCTTGGGCAGCTTCAGGTTGTACAGCTCGCGGCTGATGCCCTTGGCGCGTTGCTCGCTGCTTAGGTTCAGGCGCGCGGTGACGGGAAGGTATACGGTAGCCATTACGGTGTGTAAATGCTGAAGTAGGTGTTTATGTCAGACTCGATGCCGGTGCGGTTGCTCGATTGGTTGGATTTGTAAAATATCAATTCATAGAAATAGCCGCTGAAATAAACGCCTGCCGCAAGGCCAATTCTTATTCTATCTACCACGCCTAAATTAGAAAAAGTGCCGGTTGTAGCTGTTGCGCCATTTATTGCGGCTTCGCTTGTACTGGTTCCATTTATTAAGAAGTACCAGCTTCTGAATTGGTCGCTGTTAGTAACGGTGAGTGTTGCGCCTCTTTGTCGAAACTGCATGTTTGTGGTGTTATCATACCAAAAACTGTTTTCATTTTTGTCTTGAGAACCCACTCCCGCTCCACTGCCATTATTATCGTGAACACCAAAAAAAGTGCCGACGTCATAAGAACTACCTGTTGCTGGTTCCAGAGTGTCATTCGAGCCGTCAAACTTTATAGCAGCATTTCCATTCTGAGTTATAACAGCCGTGCCGTTGTATATCTGCGGCTGTGCGCTCGCCGTGCTTTGCGTGGCGTTGTTGCTGTTGCCGCTCTGATCGTACCAGGTGACCACGTAGCCGTTAGCGCTGCCGCAATGCGTGGCGATAGCTGCCGTATCTAAGTCGCCGTTACTATCAAAGCCGATGTCAGCTTCAGTGTCGCCGCTATCCTCGCGCACCTTCATGGCGTAACCAGTGTAGTCCTTGTCCAGCTTGCGCACAGAGTACGCGGCCGACGCGCCGGTGTAGGTGTCTAGCAGTAGGTCAGTAGCCGCTGCCGTCGTCGTGCGCACCATCTTCAGCGACAGCGGCAACGTGCCGCGCGTCTCAGCTGTGGCGTCGGTTTCGTTGAGGCCGGCAAGGAGCGCCGCTTTAGCTGTGGCGAACGTGGCGTTATCGGCTGGCTGCGTGGTGTACTCAGTCCAGTCGCCCGCGGTGTCGGGGTCGGCTTGGAACTTCGTGCTGTAGTACAGCGTGCGGTTGATGGTGTCGGTCTCGCCGACGTCGCTCACTTCGCTCTCAGCATACCCGTCCCCGTCAGGTCGCGCGGTGTAGTAGATCTCAAGCGTAGCCGTGGCGCCGCTGCGCTCGCTTTCGGCTTGGGTGCTGTAGCGATTGTGGTAGTGCGTCTTGGTGGCGTACCTAGTGTCAAAGCGCGTATCGCTGTAGTACAGGTTTGGCGCGACCTCGTTGATTAGCTCTGTCGTCAGCTCAACGTTGCCGGTGCCGTCGGGATCCTCGCCGTTTACCTGTTGCACATAGCTGCTCAGGTCGCTGGGCAGTACGTGCGTGACGAACTCGTAGCCGGTGCGCGTGCTGTTGACGGCCAGCACCTGGCCTGCCGTGCCGATGCCGGCGGGCGTATCGCTAAGGTCGCTGATAAGCGCGGCGCCGATGCGCAGATCTACGCGCGCGTCAGTGTAGTACAGGTTGGTGCCTTCGGGTATTTCGCTGGTGCTCAGGTTAACGTCGCCGTCGCGGTCGGCGGTCTCATTGTTGATGCTGCGCACCAAGTCAAGCGCGCCAGCGGTAGCCATGTTAAAGCTTGCCGTCTTGCGGTTGCCGTATTCGGTAGCGTCGAAGCCGTCGCCCCAATAGCTCAGCAGGATAAGCAGGTCAGCAGAACCAACGAGGCCGTCCTGGTTGAAGTCGCCAATGATGCCGTTGGGAAAGTCGCTGCCCGTCAAATCTGTGAAGCCGGCAAGCTCGGTTGCTATCTGCTCTAGTATGCCCGTCGGGTCAAGGTTCTCTATGCTGAGGTCGAGCGTGGCTACGTCGCCGTCAAACGACAGCGTGCCATTGGGAAACACCAGCGTGCTGGCCGTGTCGCTAGGCGTGCCGTCAAGCTCTTTGACGGTAAGCGTAGTTGCGCCAGTGGTGACGCGCGCCGTGTTGCCGTCAATGACTACCGTGCCATTGCTGAATACCAAGCGGTTGATGCGGTTGCCCGATGGATCGCCGTCGGCTTCCTGTACGGTGATGGCGTTTGATGGAATGCCCGTCAGCGCTACCGCTGTGCCGGTGAGCTGCACGCGCACGTCGTAGGTCTGCTCCAATACATACACCCGTTGGTCAGGGTCGTACTGTATGTCGCTCGTGTCGAAGTCGATAGACTGCACCTGCACGCCGCTAACGTCACCGCTCACGCGATCCAGTGCGGTGCGCACAGCGATGCCCAGGTTCATGGCCTGTTCGTAGTCGTCGCTGATGCAGAACAGCTCAACGCGCGCCGTGTCCAATTTGGATGTGGCGTTCTTAGTTGGGCTGGGCGTGGTGTCGGTTACCGTGTAAACGATGAACGGCGTGTCGACGTCCTGCTGTGCTAACTCAGGATATATGCGGTCAGCGCAGATGGCGCCCACGGCACTGCTGTCTTTCAACAGCTTGTAGATGGCTTTGCCTGTTTCCATTATTGTCGACTCATGTAGTTGTCAAATGCCAAACGATACTTGGACAACAGCTCATTGAACATGCGATTAAATACCGCCGTTGTAATGCCCTTCTCAAAGAAGTTTCTGTTCGGCCCGTTGTACGAACCTTTACCGCCCATGTGCTTTGGCAAATCACCCTCGTTAATCATGTGGGCGAAGTAGCCGTCATTTCGAATAACGCCGGCACCAGGCCCAGTCTTTTCGATGATGCCTGAGCGCGGGCCTACCATCACGCTAGTCTTGCTGCCTTTGGCATTAAATACGCGAATGCTGCGCTTCAATGTGCCTGGCATAATGTCGTAGCTCGGGCCGCGTTTACCGCCCAGCCTACCCGATCGCCGAACCTTGATTGTTTTGTTGTGGTTGGTAATTGCACGCTTTAAAGCCTTCTCACCAATTTTTGCCACGCCCTTGTGTATTGTCAAGACTTTCTTGCGGTCCTTAGTGCTGCCCCACTTTTCAATTTTGTCTAGCTGCTTTTCAAATTCCTTCCAACCTTCCAGCCGCCGAGGGTCTAGAAAGTGAGTTGAACTCATGCCACCGCCTGCCCACTTACCTGCCATCGCTACCCTTCTCTTTGCAGAAGATGCGCAGGCCATCGCGGCGCCCTATCTCCTCGAATCCAAGTATGTCATATTCTCGCGACTCGAATACAATCGTATCGAGCTGGTCGATGGTCAGGCCGGCCACGTCGTCGGTTGGGTTGGGATGGCGCACCACAAAAGTCACGTCGCGCTGCGGGAAGATCTGGTAAGCCTTCATGCTTTCGCTGGCGCTGCCGGCGTAAATCACCTCGGCCCACATAGCCGTGTCGATAGTGGTCGACATGGTAGGCTGGCCGTAGTCGTCTTGGCCGTACGTCTTTGCGCGGTGCGTGATGTACCTATCTCGGCGGCCTGCGTTCTTCATGGCTGGTAAATGATGCGGTATGGATTCAACAGCGCATCCAGTCCAAACTTGAGGCGGGTGGTGATGGTACCAATAACCTCCTCCTGCCGGTTCTCATACATGTGCGCCACAAGCAACCTGATGGCGTGCAGCACAGGCGCCGGCATGGTGGTGTAGCCGGCAGTGAATGACACCACCACAGGCGTCAAGGCGTAGTCGTATGTCGTCGGGTATTCCCTGAATGCGATACGCGCCGGCTGGCTGATGAGGTCAGTAAACCAATAACCCGCAGCCAACGTAGTCAAATCAGTGTCGTAGTCTTTGCCCGCTGTCGTTTGGTACTTCACTTCGCTGATGGCAGTGACGGGACCAATCGGTATGTACGAATTGTAAAAGCCTGGTAGGTACCCGCGCGCGGTGTAGCTGCCCAGCTTGATGTTGCAGTTCTCCTCTACCCACGCGATCGCCGCTGAACGCAGCGCACCAATTAATGCATCCTCCTGCGTGTGTGTCACGCGCAAGTGCGCCTTCAGGTCAGCCACAGTGATAATGGTGTCCTGATCTACTGCGCTGCCGGTAATGTCAACTTGCATGGCTCTAAAATAAGAAAGCCCAGCGCGATGGCCGGGCTTTCTAATTCTATGTACTAGCTATTATGCTACGTCGTCGTGGAAGCTGAGGACAGCACCGGCGTGGATCTCGGCAGCACCGGCGTAGCGGTGGATGCTGATACGCACGTCGTGCGCCGTGTCAAACGTGTAAGGGTTGACAACGATATCCAGACCACCGAAGAAACCAAGCGCGGCGGCCATGTTGAAGTCGCCCATGAGCAATTCACCGGTAGCGCCTGCACCCTCAGTGATAAGGTCGGTCACGAAGTACGGGTGGCCCAGCACGGTGTTGGTAGCGCGGTCGAGCACCGGCGTCACTGAGGACACCACAGCGGCTTGCGCCAATTCTGTGTGCGCATCGCCGTTAGCAATGACCCGAATGTTGCCAAAGTCAACACCGTTGGCAATCAAAGCACCTTCAGCGGCTGCCAGGTTAGCAGCACTGACCACAGTGTAGTCGCCGTCAGCGTTGTTCGGCTGGATAACGCCAAACACGTACTTGTCAATTTCGCGATCCATCTGCACCCGCATGTCGTTGGTGATGAGCGCGTCGATGGCATTGCCCGACTGCAACATGAGCTGCTGCGAAACGGTAGCGTAAGCGCTGAAGCGCTGCGGCGTAAGCTGCGCGCGGCCCAGTGCCATGTTGCTATCGGCTGCAGGTGCTGCACCCTCGTCAACTTGACTAATGGTGGACGGCGTGGCAACCGTTGGGATGTCGGTGTTATTGGTCAAGCCAGTAAGCACGCGACCGCCAGCACGTTGGAAAACGGTGTTAGAAGCCAAAGCGGCAACGCCCTGCAAGATGTCCTTGCCGATGAGTTGGAAACCTTGCGCCGAGTCAGGTGTGCCTGCACCGCTGGAGAAGTCACCGGCGGTACCGTCAACGGCAGCACGCATGGCAACCTGCGGGATCGTCAGCAAACCGCGAATAGCGACGCCGCTATTCTTGGCCTCCTGCCGGGCCTGCTCGGTGTACTCAGCGGCGATGCCAGTACAGCGGCCATTCTGATACACTTCGCGCACGGCTTGGCTCAAGCTGAACTTGCTGTTCATGCGGGCCAACTCGCGCTGCTCAGAGCGGGAAGCCTCGCCGGCCAGAACTGCGCTCTTGGCGATAGCCTGGTCCTCGCGCTTGACTTTCAGTTGAACGTCGACTTTACGAATCTCAGAGGCAAGGCGCTCCATCTCGGCCACGTCGGTGTCGGTCAAGTCGCGCTCCTCCAATTCAGCGGCTTTTTTAACGTCCTCGCGCTGGTCGACGTATTGTGCCCGCAATGCTTGCAGGTCTTTAATAGGAAGGTCAGTCATTTTCTTTTCTCTCTTCAGCGCGCGCCGTTACCGTCGCGGCCTGATACGCCGGGTAAGTTACGGCACTCGTGTCTATCAAACTGGCAACGCGCTCAATAACTCTTACGCCATCGTCATCAATTGATTCCTTGCCGATGGTAAACGCGAAGCTGCTTTGTGAGATGTCGCCGCGCTTAATCATAGTATACAGATCGCGGCCCGCTTGCGTGTCGCTCAACACCGCGCGGTAGTACAATCCCTTGTCGTCCTCTGTCAGCGTCATGGTGCCGTTGCTGGTGCGTGCCAGCGGTACGCCGTCATGGTTAACCAAGAACCGAACGTCATCGTCCAGCACGTCACTGAATGCGCCTGGTGCAATGCGCTCCATGAACGGTCCAATGTTGGTGACGCTATTGAATACGGCTGCGTACCCTTCGACCACCAGCTCGTCGCCAGCGGCCCGCATCTCGGCGTGGCGGTACTGTACGCCATCGGCTTGCGCCTTGCGCTGCTGCTCCTGCACGTCGCCGGCAATGAACTTGCGCACCTCGGCCATGCGCGCCTCGGGTTCGCCGGGCGTGTGGCTGTAGATGGTGACCAGCTCCACATACTGCACGTGGTCGTTCTGCTTGCTGACGTTGTGCAGCGCGCGCCGCACGTAATTAGGTAGATGGTTGTCCTTGATCATCGCTTGCAATTTTATCGCTGTACGCTTCCAAGCGATCCAGCGCAATTTGATTGACCTGCACAGTGTGCGTGTTGCCACCGTCAACAGGATTGAGTTCTTCGGTGGCCCGCACCTCGTTGATGTTCATCACACCGTTTTGCAGCATCTGCGTGTAGAAGCTGGCGCGCGCTTGCATGTCGCCCCTGAACAGGTCGTTGAGGCTGAACTTGAAATAGTGGCTTCGCGCTTCTTGCGTCGTGAGCAACTTCGATGCAAGCTCTTGTTCGATGCGTTTGGCCCATGGCAACACGGTGTGGCGTGCGAACATGAGGTTCTGTTGCTCAACGTTGTTGTATGTCGTTTGGCTTTCAAGCTGAACCAGGGCAGGCGGCACAGAAAAGATGCGGCAAATTTCCTCAGCTTGAAACTTGCGCGTTTCAATAAACTGCGCTTCCTCGGGCGCGATGCTGATGCGGCTGTATCTGAATCCAAAGGGTAACAGTT